CAAGTTCAACGCATTCATCATGCAGAAACTCGAAGCGGCCGGCATCCCGACCCAGTTCGACAAACTGCTTGCCGACAACGAAGTCCTGGTCAAAAAGCTCGACATGATCCCGGTCGAGTGCGTCGTGCGTAACTACGCCGCCGGTAGCCTGGTCAAGCGTCTGGGCGTCGAAGAAGGCCTGAAGCTCAACCCCTACACCTTCGAGCTGTTCCTGAAAGACGACGCCAAGGGCGACCCGTTCATCAACGAATCCCACGTCGTGGCATTCGGTTGGGGCACCGCCGAGCAGCTGGTTCGCATGAAGGAACTGTCGCTCAAGGTCAACGAAGTCCTGACCAAGCTGTTCGACGATGCTGGCTTGCTGCTGGTCGACTTCAAGCTTGAATTCGGCGTGTTCAGCGACGGTTCCATCGTCCTCGGCGACGAGTTCAGCCCGGACGGCTGCCGTCTGTGGGACAAGGACACCAAGAAGAAGATGGACAAAGACCGCTTCCGCCAGGGCCTCGGTGATGTTATCGAAGCCTACGAAGAAGTCGCCAATCGTCTGGGCGTACCGCTTTAATCGACGCAAGCATCTGATAGCACGGAGAAATTTTCGAAAGAGGGTTTGCTTTCGGTAAAAGTGTTGTTATGATGCGCGCCGTTGGAGAGATGCCAGAGTGGCCGAATGGGACGGATTCGAAATCCGTTGTACCTTCACCGGTACCTAGGGTTCGAATCCCTATCTCTCCGCCATATTTAAAGGCCCTGAGCGCTTAACAGCCTCGGGGCCTTTTTGTATTTGGGGCAAAAATGGGGGAATTGCTGTCCGTGCCATTCCCCCAAGCACCAGTTATGATCCGTGAATGGCTTCTTACGAAAAACGCGGCGACGCATGGCGGGCTCAGATCCGCAGAAAGGGTTACCCCCAACTTTCAGCCACCTTCGACACCAAGGCAGAAGCCCAGCGATGGGCCGCCGAGATCGAGGGGGATATGTCTCGCTCGCGATTCGTCGATACCCGCGAGGCGGAGAGCACCACGCTTGAAGAAGCGATGGAACGGTACGTCAACGAGGTGAGCGAATCGAAGAAAGGATCGGCGCAGGAGAAGGTCCGGGCCAAGAAGTGGCAGAAGTCGGAGTGGGGCGGCAAGTCGCTGGCCGCGATCCGGTCAAGCGACATGGCCGCGTACCGGGATGCCGAGCTGAAGGCCGGGAAGTCCACGGCCACCGTACGGCTCAATTTGGCGCTGATCAGCCACCTTTATACGGTCGCGGCGAAGGACTGGGGTATCCAGGGGCTGAAGAACCCGTGCACGGCTATCCGAATGCCGAAGGGCAGCAAGCAGCGTGAGCGCCGGCCAACTACCGCCGAGCTGAAAGATCTCTACAAGCACGCAGGCGATATCAATGCCGAGCTGCCAGTGATCATCGAGCTGGCCGTGGAGACGGCAATGCGCCGGTCTGAGCTGGTCATGCTGCGCAAGGATCAAATCCGGGGGAAGGTTGCCTTCCTCGAGGACACGAAGAACGGCGAGCGCCGATCCGTCCCGCTATCGAAGCGGGCAGTGGAGCTCTTGGAGGGATTGCCTACACCGATCGACGGCGGCAGGTTCTTTCACTTGAAGCTGGACAGCGTGAGCAACTACTTCGCGCTGGCGTGCGAGGCGGCGAAGATCAAAGACCTCCGCCTTCACGACATGCGCCATGAGGCGACTAGCCGCCTGTTTGAGCGCGGACTCGCACTTATGGAGGTGGCAAGTGTGACTGGCCACAAAACTCTGTCGCAGTTGAAGCGGTACACGCATTTGTGCCCCAACGATCTCGCCGAGAAGCTGGGGTAGCATCAGGCTACCCCGCGCAGTGTCGGCGGCGCCTGTCGCTTCCTGCCGACCTTCGGCGCCTTGTTCTCCCCATCCCGGCATGCCACCAGAAAGGCCAGCACGTCCCGTCTCATCCAGCAATGTCTGGCTCCCATCTTGAAGCCCTTCGGCAGCCAGTCGACCCCGCGACTCAGGCCCTGGCGCACCGCCGCTTCCGTGCGGCCGAGCATCCGCCCCAATCCCTCGATGTAGATAATTTCTGATTCGTCTCCCATCTCAACCCTCCTTCCCCGTGATGGCGCTGATTGCCGCCTCAAGCTGAGCCAGTTCCTCGTCGGATCCTTCAAAGCCAACATATGAGCGAGCCATCTCCAAGACTGGCAGCAGACTCGCCGCCCCATCCTTAAATCCGTCCCGCGCCGCATTGGCCATGTCTACGGCGGTGTAGAGCGGAGTAGGCCCGCCGCGCAGGTGCTCGATCATCTTGGCCTGCTGGGCGACTGTGGCTTTCAGGCCGATGACCTCCCAGTCCCTTTCGGTCATGTTGTCGATCACTTCCTTGGTGGTGCGTGGCGTTAACATATTTATCATTGGTGCTTGTGCCAGGTCGCCAGAAATGAGCGGAAAGCAATTCAGGCAGCCGGGTTTCCCGCATGGTTGGTGTTTTGCGCTCATGCCTTTCTCCTAGCTTCACGCTGCGCACTGTTCCAGCCTTGAGCCCATCGCGTCTTTGAATATGGGGTAGGGTCGTTCTCGGCCTCGAACGGGTTCTGCTTCAGGTCGACTCCGCGCAGGAACGCCGCATAGCCCTGCTCGAAAGGGTTGATCTTCTGGCCATGCAGCTCAGCAATTGCCATGGCGTTCCACCTCAATGCGTCTTTGAATGCCAGCCCGGTACGACTCAGGCCGGAGCGCGGCGGTCTTTTCGATATTGGCGATGACCCGCTCGACGCCGCCGAATCGGTCGTCTACTTGGCGCCCGGCAGCGATCAACTGATCGGCGAGGTTCCAGCCTTCTCTTTCTTCGATGCGAGACATGGCGATGCTCCGGCCGCGCGAGGCGGCAAGCAGTGAATTGTCAGGGGTTTACAACAGAAGGGATGAATCAGCGGACGTAGACGAGGTAGAACCAGGTGAGGGCGATCATTTGGCTGGCCCATTCAGCGCAGCGGTGGCGTCGAGGCAGGCGTTCCAGCTCCGCGCCTCATCAAAACATTTCGCGTAGTATGCGTTGCCACCATTGAACGTCGCTTGATCTGGGATTTCCATGCGTTCTGGCAGCACAACCGCGACCGGCGCTGGCGGATCGAAATAGAGCGAGCGAATGTCGCCGTCCCAGTGCTTAGCAACGTCCCATCGGTCTGTAAGATCGCGGATCAGCCCGCCGCCGTTTACCAGCGCCCAAGCATCAGCTTCGCCTCTCCCACTCTCCAGCTCAGCGATCCGCTCTTTGTAGACTTCAGCACCGCGCAGCATCAGTTCTTTTTCGGATTCAAGCTGCGTGATCCGCGCCTGTAGCTGGGCGATGGTGGATTGCAGGGCGGAAGGATGCGCAAATAATGATTCGGTGAAAATGCTCCGGCGGGTTCGACTGACGCGTACCGAAGCAATCTCGACGTCGCCACGTACCAGCAAATTCCAATCGTCTACGCTGATGTAGAACGGCGCCAAAGGCTCTTTCCGCTCGAACGCTGGCGCAAGTGCGGCGCAGTCCGGGCAAGGCTGAACATTCAAGATGTTTCCGACGGCACCACTGTCCGAGCAGGTTTGGCAGGATGGTGCGTCGAGCAGGGCGCGCAGCTCTTCACGGTCAACAAGTCGCAGGTCGAAAACCTCTACAGCGCCGGACGGGAACCACGCGTAAGAAAGTATGCGCTCAAGCAGCTCCCGCGACACGCCGTCAATCGTTGGGTTATTGGTCATGGTTAGTCCTCGAATTTGTGTTCTTTGACGTATTTAACTACGGAAAGGCATGCGTAGCAGTCAACCGGGTTATCCGATTCTTGGCCGGGCTCTTTTTGGCCAATCCAGTCGGTTTGCCCGCAAAGGGTGACATTCCCGGAGTGGCTGTCTGCCTCGTAATGAGTGTGGCCACCTTCAGGATCAAAAACACGGGCTGCCTTCGGAATGCGTTTAGCCATGACTTTCTGCCTCGGGGTTGGGGTTGAGGGCGGCGGTGGCCGACAGGTCACGATCAAGCTCTACCATTTCCTGCCAGTGTAACGGCGCATATTCTTTGTTTTTACGGCAGCACTTGTGTACGAAAGCCACGAAGCTTTGTGCTCGTTTGATGAGATTCAACAACTCTTCGTATTTATTGCGCCAAGCGTCCCGACTAAGGTTGGTAGTATGGTGATCGCGCTCTTCGTATGACAATTTATCGAGCAACTTCGCCACCTCAGCCTCAGCCGTATCGGCGCGCAGGCGTTGGGCGTCGAGATCACTGGCGAAACAATACTGACCGAACTCACTTTCCTCAAAGCCTTCTATCGTGCCTACCGGATCAAATCGAATTACTTCACTCATGACATGCACCATTGAATAAGTTGCGGCCAGCCGGTAATGGCTAGGCCGAGGATTGCGAAGAGGGTTTGGGGGATCATGGCTTAGGTCTCCAGCATCGGCACGGATAGCCCTTTTTATTGAAGGTTCCGCAGTCGCGGCACTCAATACGACTATGTCGGGCAATTGCCAGGATCAACCTTTCTAAAATGTTCATGCCCAAAAACTCCAGTTAACCCCGTCCGCTGCCCGCTGATCGCGAAGCTTGGCCAGGTGTGCAAGGCGAGCCAGTCCGCCGCCGAGGATGATCTGAACGCCGATGATCGCGAGGGTGATGTAGAGGCAGGTCATGCTGAAGCCCTCGAAGCTCGAATCCACGTCTGGAACGTCTGGCGGCAAAAGCCGATGTGCGCCTTGATGTCGTCCCACTTCTTGCCCTGTGCGCGCATATCGAGCGCCATATTCACGTAGTCATCGGTCAGCTCGCGCTTGCGGCCTTTGTTACCCAGTACGATCCCGGCGTGGTTCAGGTAACGCACCACGGTTGGGTATGAGCAGCCGGCCGCATCAGCGATCGCATCGACTTCATGACCCGCCGCGTGCATGGTGAAAATCAGCCCGATCGAGTCAGGCGACAGTTTCGCTGTCATGGCTATTACTCCTCGCAAATTCCTGCTGCCGGGCTTTCGAGCAGCGTTCGTGATTGCCTTTGTTGCGCGGCCTGTCGCAGTAGATGCAGCGGGCGCCCAGCTCCAAATAGCCGGCGCTGAGCTTTCCTTTGGATGACATAAGGCCTCCCGGATGGGTGAGGTTGATATTGGGATGGGTTACGCCCGGTCGAAGAGGTTGAACAGCCGGCGTAAACAGTAGGATCTGGTCAGGGAGATCACCGTGTAGATAATGGTTATCCCGAGGTTATCCAGGAGAGATGGGTGGAAACCGAAGCGCGGAAACACGATCGCATTAGCAATGATGCTTACGACTATGCCGACCAGCATATTGATGCAGGCTTCGACTGCGCTTCCTTTACGCGACTGACTCATGGGTAATCCTCAAGGATGGATAGGATGCTGAATGCTTGCGCAGCCACTCTTGGGTCTTGGCCGTTGCCAATGGCGCGGTTCCGGTCCATCCGATCGGCCATCCCATCAGGCTTTCCCAGAAATCCGGGTTCACATACATTTTCCCGATTGGCGTTCCGCGTAATTTGTTCAGGCTGCCGCCGACCTCCTGGAACGTTCCGCCCCAGTGGCTTGAGCCATGGCATGGAGTCGGCCACGATCCAGCATCTCGGCCTGGTATGGGCGGCGCCAACATGGTTTGATCCCAGCATTCCCCACCGTGCAGAAAACCCCAGTTCGGCCAGATCACCGAGCACCGATCCGAGTCCTCTATGAGTGAGAGCTGACGAGTTTTCCACGAATGCGTATCGCGGTCGTACCTCGCCAATGATTCTTGCCATTGAGCGCCACAAGCCGCTTGATTCGCCTTCGATTCCTGCTTTCTGACCTGCTGGGGAAATGTCGGTGCAGGGGAAACCTCCAGAAACCACGTCAACAATTCCTCTCCAAGGGTGTCCGTCGAATGTTCTGACGTCATCCCAGATCGGGAAGGGCTCAAGGTGCCCTTCGTCTTGTCGCTGCATGAGGCGCTCGGCGCAGAACTTATTGATTTCGACTGCACACACTGTTTGCCATCCGAGCAATTTGCCAGCGAGAATGCCTCCGCCAGCGCCCGCGAATAACGCCAGCTCATTCATGTTCACTCCAGGTTGGTTTACTGCTGCTTGGCGAAGAAGGCCGGATGAGGCCCTCTGGAAGATTTCGGATAGTCGATGTCGAACCGATCAAGAAGGGAGTTGAAGGTTCGGAAGGTGACACCGAGCTGATTAGTGGCTTGATTGCGAGTCAGGCCGATCTCCTTGAATGAGCGGATGCGCTCAGCGTATTTCTCGGCTTGCGCGTCAGTGATGCGCGCCTTGCGTGGGTTGCTGCCGTTATCCGCTGGAACGAATTTAATCCGCTCCTCGGCGGCGATTCGCTGGAGGGTGCGACGGGACATGCCAGTCTTTTCGACTGCCTGCGCGTAGGTCATTGTCTCGGCCAACTTGCGGATTCGATCGACCTGTCGTTCTTTGTCCTTAGCCCGCTGCGCGACTCGTTCCTCCCGCTCAATGTCGCGACGGGTGATCTTGTCCATGTACGGCGTATCGGTCGGCGCAGGCTTGGATGCCGGTTTGGCGACTTTCGCTGACGGAGGCGGCTCATATCGAACCGGTGCCGGCTTGAAGCTTGGCCCGGCCAGTACCGCAATAGTCCCTCCTTCTTCCAGCCACTGCGCTTGGAGCAGGGCTAGTTCGTGACGTTTCGGGTCTAACTCCTTGACCATGTTCAGATCGCTGCTGATGTAGGCGTTCATGGTTGATCACCGTGGAATGCTTGCCAGTGTGGTTTGCACCAGCTCAAGGAATTTGGCGCGGCGTTCTTCGAGGCGTTTCAGCTCGTCCTTGAAGTCGTCGCGGGTCTGCCGGTAAACGATGAGCTGGCTTGCTTCGGGGAATTCGGAACAGAAGCTGACGAAGTCGACCCAGTCGCGGCCGGTGCAGTCGAGATGGCTCACCAACTGCCAGCGATAGGCCGGGTCAAATGAGCCGCGCCGGAGCGTGGCGTAGTGAACCGCGGCGGTCACGCACTTGATCTCCAGCACCCCATGTTTGCCTATGAGGCCGTCTGGCGAGTCGCCATGATCGCCGCAGTCGAAGAACCCGCCATTCGTGACGTCGACGAATTCGGCGTCCTCGTAGTGCATTCTGGCGATCGGCTCATCCGTATGCCCGCGCTCGGTGTGCTCATTGGAAAAGCTGAACTCGGCTTTTCGGCCGGTAGCAATCTCCAGGGCGATCTGGAGAGCGTATTTCTTAGCCGGCTCCCCGAATGCGCCGTCACCGTTTGCCATGTAGCAGCCTGCGTTTGAGCCAGTCGCCTTGCCTATTCTCAACTGCAACCACGCCTCAGAATTTTGGGGAACGTCACGCCACACGCGATTCATTTGCGCATTCCTCCATGAGCTGCTGCTGGTTGGCGTCAGTGATGGATACGCGAGCCAGTACAGCGTCGAGGTTGCCGTCGCGCTTGTACGCGGCCTTGGCGTTGTTCCAGCCTTTCTGATTTTCTGGAGTCAGCCATGCAATGACCGGTGCCTTCGGGCTGATCCGCAAGCCTTCCATGGTCTCCTTGCCGAACTTGACGTTGCTGTCGACGTAGACGGTCACTTTGAAACCGGCCCAGTCCTCAATGAACGGCGAGCCAGTCAGCGAGCGCATCGTCTTGCTGTTGGTCGCGTTGAGGATCATCGGCTTCAGCTTCTCGCCCGGGCGCAGCTCACGTTCGGCAAAGTGCGCGGTGTTGAACACGTCCTTCGTCTTTTTGGTCTTGTCAGGCTCCAGCGAGACGCGGTTGATGGTGAGGATCGTCGGCTCGACGATATCGGCGCTGCTCAAGTAGGGCGAGTCGAACGCCTTACGGAAGTGGGTTTTCGATTCGTTGGACATGACGGCTCTCCCCGCCATGCAGGCGGCGTGTGAGTTCTGGTTATTGAGTGATTCGATCAGCGAGTGCGCTGAGGATCATCAGGAAGGTGAAGATGGCGAGGACAGGGAAGCTGCCACGCCATAGGAGTAGGCGGCGGGCGCGTTGGTGGCTGGTCATCCCTCACCTCTTGCGATGAAGCTGGCCATCTGGTCAGCGATCATTGGCAGGAACTGTTGAGCCATCCGGTGCTTGTCTCGGCGAAGGCTCTCCCATGCTGATGCGCTTACGGCGTAGAAGCGTTTCCCGTCCGGTGTTTCCAGCATGATATGAACACTCCCTGTAATCCGGTCGCGCTCCACGCTTGCTGCAACCATCGAGAGGTTATAAACGGCATGCTCAACCAGCGCACAAAGTTCGGCGCCTTCGATAAACATGAGCGCCTCTGCGGCAATTGGTTTCGGTAGACGGTAGGTATCGAATACGCGGTCGACGGCACGCTGCACTGGCGGAAGACCAAAGAAGTGCTCTCCAAGCTCGCCAGCAACCGTCCGCATCGCAGCCGTCAGCGTTTCGATTTGCTGGCGCTGCCTGCCAAGCAATGCCCGATCCATTTCATGGGCCGTGACGTACTTATTGACCTCTGCCTGCAAGGCGCGCCGCTGGTTTCTTCCGAAACGCTTACTCATTTCGCCACCGCCATAACAGGAATGCTGCGAGGCTCGCCGTTCTCCTTGAACAGGCTGTACTGAAGCATGTAGAGGGTCAGACCGAAGGCGAGAATCCAGAAGAGTGGTTTCATGCTCATTTCCCCTTGTACTGGATCGGCACGAAGGTGTACTGCTCCTGTCCGTGGCGATGGACAAGCCAGTATTCCATGTCGATGCGGTTCATCAGTTCGTTGAAGGTGTAGACGCGGGTGGCTAGGCGCTTCATGGGGCCACCTGCTTGCGGTAGTCAGCCTCGTGAATGCGCTCGGCCGCATGTCTCCAGCATGCTTGCGAACCGCTCGGCATGTCCTCGTCCGACATGGACAGATTGATAAGGGTTTGAGTGAGCTCGAGTATCGCCTTTTCTTTCTCATCCGCCGCGATCTGCTCGGGCGTGCGGATGGGGCGGACGCCGTGAATGTTGCGAACGTGGAACTCAGACCGCCCGTACTTGATCACGACCTGATGGGGGCCGTCGTTACCGATCACGGTTCCTTTAGCCCAGGCGATAGAGCCACGATTAAGCGTGAACTCGATTTCAGCCCCAGCAGGCGGCAGGCCTTCGCCGTTCCATGCTGCTGTCCCAGCGCGAGCCCAGTCTTCGTGGTCATGAATTGCGAAGTAGGCCGCTTCAATCGCTTCACCAAGCGATCCGATTCCATTTAGAAATATCGAGCAGTAAGCAGTGCTGCCAGCTTGCAATATTTGCTCTGGAATCTTACTCATGAAATCCTCGCCACCAGCATGCCGCGCCGGGTCTGAATGGAGATGCGCCGTGGCAGATCGGCGACCAGAAAAAAGCCCTGCTTCGTCAGGGCTTGGTTCATTGCTTTGTAGTCGACTGCGATGATCGTCATGCCGCACTCCTTGGCCGGTTCGCCGTGGCGACATTCAGCCGTTTGCAGTAATGGTGGAATTCTTCTTCGGTGATGGCCTTGCTGGTGTAGAAGGCCGTGATGTTGCGCAGTACCAGGATCTCGTACTTGTCCGGGCAGGCTGGGTGGGCCAGCTCGTCGAGGTCGTCGTCGATCAGAATGTGAACGCTCATAATTCAAGATCCTCTGCCTGAGCAATCAGCGCATCGTCTACGAGCGGCTGTAGCAGCTTCTCAGCGATTTCGCCGAGCATGCCGAGCGAGTGGTCGCTGTTGCCGAGCAACTCGTCGGCAGACACCTTGTCGGCGCATCCGCGCTTGGTTTCGATCAGCAGGTAGCCGAGCGACGGGGTTGAAACTTGCAAGTCGGCGAGGCGGGCATTCACATGCTCATCAACTGCCAGTGCGAAGTCTCGGAACCGAACGCCCTGCTGTGGGTTCATTCGGCGCTGGAATGTGACGTCACCACCGCGAATCAACCACTCAGCCGCGTCATACAGCCACTCGGCGCGCGACAGCTCTTCCGGCGTCTCACTGACACTTGGAGGCAACTTCGCGTCGTGCGCGGCCTGACAGATATCAAATCGTGCGTTCATCATTGCCTCCAGAATGGCGGGGTTATCGATAGGCGTGCTTGATTTCTGCGGCGCGCTGGGAATCGCTCAAACGCCCCCAGTGGTCATGTTGACAATTGTGCTGGTCTAGCGATGCCTGATTGGCTGTGCGGCAGTCTTCGCAATAGCCTTCATTCAGAGTTTCGGTAAGCTCGCCACACTGAGGGCAGTCGAACTGTTCGTTGCTCATCTCAATCTCCTAGGCGATATACCCGCCCGGCATAGTGGTAACGATCTGCCTCGGTGCGTCATGCATCCTACCTTTGGCGCAGTCGTGGACGTCGGGGCGGGGTTTGCGTGATGAGGGGGCTGTGCGTTTCATGGCTGCACCTTCCGAAAGAAGCCGAGCGCGTTCAGCATGGCTTCACAGTCGCAATCGTTGGATTTTCCATCGACCTCGCCAAGCAGCATCACCACGAACTTCTTGCCTTTACTTGGCTTGAATCCGAAAGTGAACACGCTGCCGGTAGATTCGCCGATGCCTGTCTTGGTAAACGACTTAGTGAACATTGCGTCACCGTCGTGCAGCTCAACGCTCATCACTCACCTCCAATCGCCTAATAAAAAGCCCGGCACAAGTCCGGGCTTTGTCACTCACGCAGACCTCCCTACGTGAGAGTGAATGTGCCTCCTGCTGGAGGGCTTGGCTGTCTGTTACATGGTCGTATCCTCCGCGTTGAGTTGAATAAGGTGGGCGCAGATGCCCGGTGCTGATCTCCGGGTTGGTGGACCGAGTCGCTGTTATTAAGTAGGCCCGCGTTATTCCACCGCTTGGGCATTTCGTTTGCGCATCAGCCTGCGCTTGCATCTGTATCGGGGTCTGATCTGTGCGGAAGGCAAGCCCCGCTTTGCGCCTCTGAGTGCGCCCCCTCAAGCCACGCTCCGGTGATTTCTCACTGCCTGGTCGTGGTCTCGCGTTCTTCCCGAGGTTGCGAACCCTCGCTTTCGGCTAGTTGCCAGCGCCTTCAATTCTGCTGGCGGTTCAGATCAGACTCCGATACAGACGCACTCTCTAAACGAGTTTCCCCAGAGAGATATCGGGCCGTTGCGTACGGCGGACGATGGAGTGTTTATGCCTTGACGAACTTGTTGTTCCCGTCGAGGCGGTATGCGACTTCTGGCTCGATTCCGTCCTCGCCAACATAGGCGTTGTAGGTGCGATAGCGCTCAGTCTTGTCGCACCATTTTCGGATGCGCAGTTCGGCTTTTTCGCCGCCAGTCAGCGTGGAGCCGTCGCCGCCAGTCAGCGTGGAGCCGTCGCCGCCAGTCAGCGTGGAGCCGTCGCCGCCAGTCAGCGTGGAGCCGTAGCCGCCAGTCAGCGTGGAGCGGTCGCCGCCAGTCAGCGTGGAGTCGTAGCTGCCAGTCAGCGTGGAGCGGTCGCCGCCAGTCAGCGTGGAGTCGTAGCCGCCAGTCAGCGTGGAGCGGTTGCCGCCAGTCAGCGTGGAGCCGTCGCCGCCAGTCAGCGTGGAGCCGTAGCCGCCAGTCAGCGTGGAGCCGTAGCCGCCAGTCAGCGTGGAGCGGTTGCCGCCAGTCAGCGTGGAGCCGTCGCCGCCAGTCAGCGTGGAGTCGTAGCCGCCAGTCAGCGTGGAGCCGTAGCCG